TATGCGACTACGAGGCCGGATGAAGACGAACTGAAAACAGCCCATGTTGAATTGGCCACAATCCCCACAACAAGGATATTGTCATACCTGCTTGCAGCACTTAAAGAACCACCAGAAGATGTTGTGCTTCCTAAATAAACGATTGTTCTACTTGCGCCCGCTCCCAATTTCCATAAGCCCGCGCCTTGTCCCTGGATGGCAATCATGTTTCCTGCAGCAAATGTAGTGGGTAGCGTTAGGGTTTGCAGACTTCCGCCAGTTAAAACATAGCCAGTCGAAATTGCCCCTGTAATTGAGCTCGATGCGCTTGATGCCGAAAAAACAGGAAATGCTTGTGAGGAAAAAGAAACACTCCCCGACGAAGCCCCTGTCAACAGACTATTTGTCGTGCCCGAAGAAGTCCCAAATACACCCGAATTATTTACGGTTACTACTGCTGGCCCTGATAAATTTGATTGACCTGTCCCGCCCTGATTAGCTGGCAAAGGAGTAGTAGCGTTTGCATTAAGGGAATTAAAAATACCTACGGTCATTTCATCTCCTATGCTGCAATTGGATTGCCGCTATAGGCAATTACTTGGAATGTTGTATTAGCCACAGTACAGATCAACATGACACTATCAAGTGCCTGACTTGATGTTAATGTTCCAGTAGCTCCTAAAGTAGTAGCCAGGTTTCCACCAAATATTCGCTGACCTGATGCTTGTGTTATTTGCCATCCGCCCGAAGAACTCCCAACAATTTGGAATATAGATCCTTTTGTGACAGTTGTGGGCAGTGTGTAAATAACCTGTGTAGACCCATTATCAGTAAAATATAAATTATTGACAGAAATAGCCTGAGGAGTCGAACCAACATCAACAAAAGTTAGCCCACCTCCACCGCCCGCTGCCTGAAACGTGGGCAAAGCACCCGCACCATTACTGGTTAGCACTTGGCCAGACGACCCAACACTGGCAATAGCTTGCAGCGCAGAAGTGGAGCTAGTGCCACCACACACCACGGCATATGCTGTGGTCGAGGCTACACCTGTGCCTCCGTCTGGAACTGGTATGGGAACCGTTCCAGTATCGAGTAAACTATTCACACCCGTAGCCATTCAACTACCCCTTAAGCACAAACAAGACCACTGCTAGGCCCGCCAGCTACCATTGACCAGGCTGTATTGGCTATGATGCAACGGAAAGTCGCAGAGTTATAGTTACCAGCTGAAGTAACGGTGCCGGCTACAGATGAGTTGGTTTGGCCCACATGGATCGTCTGCCCAGTGTTAGCAGTCAATATCCAACCACCAGCGCCTAATCCGTCAACGCCCACAATTTGCCCAATAGCCGCAGTGGCTGGCAGTGTGATTGTGGTTTGACCAGCATTAGCTACCAGATAAACGGTGTTAACAGCAGCCGCCTGGGTTGTGCCAGCGATGCTGACATATGCGCCACCGGTTGGATTAGACCAGACTGGCAAAGCACCGGCACCGGCTGAGGTAAGAACCTGGCCTGCTGTGCCGACACCTGAGACTTGTTGCATAGCACCGGTTGCGGTTGTACCCGCTGCCATGAGTTCATAAGTAGTTAGGGTTGCTAATCCTGTGCCGCCTTCAGAGACGTTAACTGGGACTGTCCCAGTATCAAGCATTGTGTTAGTTCCGACAGCCATCTGACTATATCCTTATGTTAAGTGAATTGTATGCTGGATGAGCCAGCGGTCATTAATTTGAATTCGACATTTGCGGTGACACAGACGACTGCACAGTTGTCATATTGAAGTTTGGAGCTAACTGTTCCGCCTGCGCTAGAGGACGTTGATAAAAATCTCAGATATTGCCCACCGCCTGCTTGGATTGTCCATCCGCCTGCGCCTAGCCCTTCAATATTAAATCGAAAGCCTACGGGGCATGTAGCGGGAAGTGTGAACGTGGTTAGCGAGCCATTTAAAGGGATATAGTTCACATTGTTTTGGACTAATTGTGATGTTCCAGTGACTGAGACCCAGTTTGTGTTTGAGTATAGGGAGAATTGAATGGGACTGGTGCCGATGACGATGGGATTTGGATCTGTCTCAATCCAAAATGTCAGCGCATTCTGATCTCCAGCAATAATCGCAATAAAATCGCCTTGCATAGGATTTCTGACTGAGCTGTCATAATCGGTCGCCCGAGTAAGAACCCAAGCCGTGGCGACATCTCCGGCGACTGTAACCACATATACACCGTTTTGAAGAGGTGCCACTTGATTGTTAACCAAGACTCGTTCACCAACTGCGAGGGTTACGCCATCTATGACCAGGGCTTGGATAGTTCCGGCATTGGTTAAGGTTGCGCCGATTCCGTTATTGGCTATGCCGTTATCATAAGTTGCGGTTAGGGGCGCCGTGGTGGCCACATAGGCAGACTGGATATTGCTACCTGAACTTATACCAAGGATATATTGGGATAGTTGTGCGACTGTATATTTATAAGTTGTTCCGCTAGGGCTTTCGGTATAGTCGACAGTATTTGTTGCCGGATAGACATCTGTCGATAGCACTGCTGCTCCGAGTGGGAGCTGGCTAATGGGTATTGAATCGTATCCAGCTGCGCTCATGGCTACCGTCCTTAGTTATTCGTCGGAACATCATAATAAGTCACAGTCAGATAGGTGTCTGCTTGAGGACTTAAGAACTGAATTGTTTGCCCTGCGTAGACAATCCTTGGGCTTGGATTAAGTTCTGATGTATCAAGTGTAACAGTCCCTGTGGGAACTACAAGGGTAGTTGCAGAGCCTGATTTAACAAATAAATCGGCTGATTTTGAGATCCCAAAATAGGCAATCATTTTGCCATTAGATGCTTGGGGAACAGTAAACGTTGTCACATCCCCTTCGGTTAATAGTGCAGTTTGGGTATAGGTTGGGAAATCGAGGCCGGTCAAAGTACCTGAGGTAAGCTGGCCATTGATATCGCGCATGATGTGTAATGGAGTTGACATGGTTTTTCCTTAATATCTGATTGCGTAATTGACGAACATGTTCACTGGGCGTGTTTCACTACCGCCAGAGGATGCTGTGGCACCTGTAGACGAGGTATTAGTGTTAGTCTGAGAAAAGCGTCGATTAGATGTCACAGAATAGCTTGTAGAAACATCATTCGGATGGCCATGTTGCTGGAACTGATCGAACTCAAACGTACCATAGTTAGCGCCCGACAGACCGGAAATGCTTGACCAGCGTTGTGCAACATCAAAATCCCAGACACCGGTTGGATCATAAGACCTGAGGAACATACCTGGGCCAGGGACTGCATATTGATAAGCATTAATGGCTTGCAATGTTTTGGTGGCAACTGTTGTGGTTGTTTCACCTGAACCGTTTAACTGAACCAATATTCCTGTTGCATTGGGGATATTCGGATCTGTTCCTAATGTTCCCAATTTATACCAAACATAGAAATGTGTTGGTGATGCAGGATTAGTATAAAATTCCCAATACCATGTAGCTTGAGAAGCAAAACTTGGAACTGTTGACACAACAAATTGAGTACTTTGCAAAGCATTCAGTGTTTCTCTAACAATGTTAGCAACATCTTGAGCAGTTGCAGTTGCAGCAATAAAGACTTCAATCAATGGAGGACTTCCTGAAACTGTTGGAACTGTTTCAGTTCCTGTGTTAAACCACATTCCATTTATAACTGATGTTACTGAATTGGGAAATGTAAAATATTTTCCTGCTGAGCCAGTCACAAATGTAGACCCTCCCACGGCCAGGATAGTATAGGTGGAAAGTGTTTGAGAAAGATTTTGATTGATAACCGATCCAGTGTATGGGTTTAGAATATTAATCGTAAATCCAGATGTACCTGCATCAGGAGCAATAGTTGCACCAAAAGATGTAGCGTAATAAGCAAGTAAAGTATTTGCAACATTAGAGACGGCTAAAATACCCATACTAGCCGAACCTGTCGTAGATCCATTGAATGTCGGAATAGTGGTAAATGCCCAGACTGTATTACCATCAAATGCTGCCGTAGAACCCGTTCCAAAAGCATTGAATGGCAATCTTAAAGTTATCGGACTTCCGGCATAGGCATAGCATGTAGCAAAATCTGCACCCGTTCCAAAAAGAGGAATATTGGCTATTGGTGAATTATCCAGCAGGAAAGTGCCCAGTCTTGAGTAAGGAATACCAAGAGCACTATATTCAGAATTAATATAGCTAGAAGCATCAAAGGTCATTAGATTAGTAGTGGCTAATGGATCTGATGGAGCCGGTATGGCAGCAGGCAATGTGATTATTTGACCAATAGAACTTGGGTCAAAAATCATCCCTGACTTAGTCAAGACCAACGGTAGATACAAATCCGACCCATCGGGATTAGGCGTTGGCATCCATCCTGCTACACCCCTAGTCAGCATATCCGCATTGGTTTGCGTAGGGAATGCCACTAGAGCAGTAGTCAAACCATAAGCGAGGACAGCATCGGTAAATGTAATATTGAAAGCTGTATCGGTTGGGAACGATATATCTATCGCGATGAAGTCATCACCGTCAGGCCCTACGTTATAGCCTGAGCCCGACCCAAAGTTGATTGGGAAGCTGAAGAAGGTTCCTTCTGTGGTAACTTGTCCAATTTGTTGATCATACGCAGGACGTGGGGTTCCTCCAGTACCATAATAGGCCACGACTTCCACGACAAAGGGAACTGTAAATGTGGATTTCATCCAGAACCCATAAGTATAAAGACCTTGGTCGCTAAACTTATTCACGTCTGGAAATTTAATCCGAATGTCTTTCAGAACTTCATTTCCAACAGGAACAGTACACGCAAAGTTAATTGAATAACGCGGGGATTCCGGAGGATTTTGAGTATACGCATTCTCAATAAAAGTCAGCGTATTTGTTGACGTTGCTCCAGAATCAAGTTCAATTGTCCACCCACCTTGAGCGATGACATTGGTTCCAGGCAATAAGACATTGTCAGGCAAATCAGTATGTGCTAAGAATTGGCCATTCGGGATATAGTTAAAAATACTATTTTCATTATTGGTATTTGAGTTTGTTGCAGAAGGATAGGGCCATGCTTGCAAGGTGAATTGTGGGACACCTGTTGCACTTTGAACAACCACGTAATATAGTTCTGGCTCACCTTCAGCATTGTACGGGTACCAGAGGGGGACAACGTTATTGCCGTTATTATCGACTATGGTGCCTTCTGCGCTTAGTATGATTGGATTGGGCAAAGGAACATAAGTGTAGTTTGCTTGATTGCCTTGTAGTTGATAGGTATTTTTGGGGGTAGCGCGATTGATGTCGCTGTATGTGAATATCCGCCCTCCTGAGAGAGGTTCCCCAGTATCTCGGTCGACGAAAAAATATTGTAATGGTGGAGATGCGATGTATAGTGGGTTTGTGGACATTTTATTCTCCGTATAATTCTATTTCTACTGGCTCTGGAGGAGCATTATATTGTCCTACAGCCGCATTTCTTCCAGTTCTATATGTAGGAGCAAGATATTTAGAAATTATTTCAGCTGATTTTGGATTCATTAATAAATCATAAGCAGGTTGTGCCACTCTGCTGGCGCCATATCCTGCAATTCCACCTAAAGTGGCACCGAGAGTTCCTCCTCCAATTGCTCCCGCTCCAGTACCTAGCAGGCTCGATAAAACGGTCATTGCATCCTGATAAGCTTTGCTTTTTTGAAGTTTTCCGCCAAACTCTTCGCCTACTTGTGCGGCAAAATGTGATGGGTTCAAAATAGCTTTTTCACCTTCAGATGATTTAGCCAATAATGAATCTAATTTCTTTGGGGTCATTCCGTGTGTTTTTCCTTGTGCAATATCTCGCAATGACTTTTCATTTAGATATGGGCTGACATCTTGCGCGTATACTTTTCTGAATTTAGAAAAAGCATCCCAAGGAGACAATTCATCAATTGGCGATTCACCAATTCTAAATTGTTTATTTTCTATTGGTGGATTTTTCAAAAAATTTTCCATGGATTCAAGGGTCTGATCTTTAAGAATCTGAGATGCTTGTTTTTCATATTCTGTAACAACACCGCCCGCTTTATTTTGCCTGGTTGTGTGACCCGCTTGGCTTTGAAGACCAAAAGCATTTTGAAATGTAGGATTTTTCTCAAATTCTTGGTAAAGTTTTTTTGTCTTGGGGCTTAACATATCTTTCATTTGCCCATATATTTCATTTATTCTTAATTGCTCAAACTCAGGAAGATATTCTGTGCCAAATTCTTTCAAAACTGGACGAAGATAATTTAATGCCTTTTCTTTGCTTTCATTATAATTACCCTTTAAAGCCCCCAAGGCTTTTTCCATTTCAGGAATTCTTGTGATTTTTCCGCCAAGATATTTCCCAGTCTCTCCCAATATCTTTGCTGTCGGGCCGAGGGCTTCCCCAATAAGACCTGCACCAAGGCCCTCTGCTGCTCCTTGAAGATTATCTTCTGGATTAAATAAATAACCTGCTCCTGTTGACGCTGCTAATCTAGCTGGAATTGTTGCAGTGTGAGGGCCTGGAATCAACCATGGCGCAATATTTCCTGCTATTTGACCCCCTTCATATGCAGTTCCTTGTCCAGATTTAACGGGATTGTATGGTAATCCCTGCCAGTCAGTAGCTCCAATTTGGTTTGGAATTTTTGACAATGTAGAACCGGCTGCTTTCATTTGATTAACAAGAGAGTCACCTAGGCCAAGAACACCTTGTGTATAAGGTGAATTAGCAACACTTTCTAATTTTCCCATAAATCCAGAGCTCGGGATTGGTTGTCCAGAACTCATAGCTTCAAATTCATCTAATGCGTTAAGTTCAGCTCTTAGTTCTTCAGCTCTGGTCATTGTTTAGCCTCCTGCGCTTCAGTAAGCGCGATTTCCTGTGAAAGAATCAATCTTTGTTGTTCTCTTTGCGCAGGCGTCATATTTCTTAATTGCTGGCGTCTTTTCATGGCAATATATTGTGGATCTTTAAAAATAGACCTTTGCTTTATCATATCATTCCATTCTGATGCAATCTTATAAGGATTTTGTCCTTTCCTATCACCATAAAATTTTAATTTTTCTATTTCTCTATCATTTCCTATCTTATAAATTGTAAATAATTCTTCTTTATTTTCATCTGTTAGGCGTCGCCCAGCAAAACGCTTTTCAATTGTTTCTCTATCGGCTTCACTTTGAGTGCCTTTTAACTTGTCTAATTCACCAAGGATTGCTCCTTTCTCAAGAGCCTCAAACATGATTGCGCCTTGACTCCCCGCAGGTAAATTTCCAAGGACTATCCCTTTTTGAAAATCAGGAACTGCTTTATAAGCATTTAAAATAGATTCTAAACCAAAATTAGAAGTAGCTGCTTTTTCAGCCGCTATTTCCAGCGCACCCATTCTTTGTTCATAATTTTTAACTTCTTCTACAGCTGTTTGTTTTTCTCTTGCTAGTTCAGCACCTGATTTACCAAGTTCTTCGCGTGCAACAGCGATTGGATCTCTTCCGCCAGCAGCTTGAACAGGTGAAACTTCTGGGTAATTATTATTGTCTAATGCAGGATTTGCAGCTATCTGAGCATTTACACCAGCATTCTCCATGGGATTAGTTACCATATTAGGATTTGCCTTAGGCGCAATAGGAGGCAGACCATTCTGCCCACCATATGAAGCATAACCGGCCATTGGCTGGCCTCTTCCGCCTATTCCTTCAATGACATCTAATGTTGCAATATCTTTTCCACGTCCTGATCCAAGCAAACCAGGATTATTGTTCTTGATAATATTTTGATTGGTTAAAGCATTTCGATAATTGTTTAATGAATTCTGATTCTCAGGATACATTTCAAGCTCAAGTCTTGCTTTCTCTAGGTCAACTATAGATTGTTGATAATCCATCATTGCTTTTTGAGGGCCATACATAGCCTTTGTTTGATGGATATCAGCTTCACTTTGGGCATTTTGAGCCCAATAAGGAGCTCCCGCCTCAGTTTTCTCATTAGCCAATTGTTTTTCACGATTTTGACGCAAACCTAATTCGGCAGATATCATATCTCCAATTGGGTCTACTACTCCAAATCTTTGAGCCATCTTAATATCCTCGAATCAAATCCAATTGCCCAATGTTTGTCCACCATACGAACCAAGAAGAGCACCAGCAGGCCCACCAAATACTGCCCCTACACCCCCCAGACCAGCCGTTAAAGCACCTTGCCAGCCACCTTGCTCCTTACCCATCGCCAAAGACTTACCCAGCGCTTTCATCATCGATTCGTATTGAGAGCTAGACAAATCTGCTTGAGAACCATAAACATTACCAAGTCCTGAAGTCAACGAATTAGTTGCATTCAACCCACCCGTGTATAAATCCCGAGTTCCACTTAAACCTTTATTATATAAATCCGAATTTGCGTCGTAATAATTCCAGTAATCCTGATTAGTCAATCCTTGAGCTGTACGACCTGCTTGCTGCTGATGCGATTGCGTTCCCAATGCACCACCCATAGCCGCTGCTGAATTGACCCCATTCATGGCAGAATCATATTGATATTGATATCCAGGAGATTGCTCATATCCACCACCTAACAATTCCTGCATCGCCTGAGGATTGTTTAATAAAATTTGATACTGTTCCTCAAGCGTAGGAATAGAACGCTGTCCAGCCTCAACATACGGCGAATAATATTGCTTGTACATGTCTGCACTTTTATCCAGCCATTCTGAAGCCTCATTTCCCGCAAAAGGATTCCACATAATATTGTCCTTAAGTTAAAGTAAACGTCTTCCAAGTACCATCGATATTACCCATCATGGTGTTGTCAGTCGAATTATAAACAATGGCACCAGTAGACTTACTTGCATCGGTCAATTCTGCAATATTAGTCGCTGGCTGTTGAGGAACTACATATCCCTCATTCCCAAGATTCAATTGAACCTGGCTAATCAAAGTATTCATAAGATTAGACCATTCAGGGGTAAAATACCCATTCTCATCCACAACCTTACTATTAGTAAAAGTAGGTATATTCATAATGTTTCTCTTTCTCTCGCAGATATAACTCCATTGCTAATCGTTTTACGGAATTTGCTCCAAAATCTTAATTGCACAGTAAAGCTATTGGATATTCCCAATCCCCAGAATACCACTCTGTTCTTGCGATTTCCTAAGGTATTTAACTCTTTTCCATAGAATGAACCAAATGTCACACCCGCATCTTTAGAAATGGATAAATCTATTCTTGGAGCGTAATCAGGCAGCACCAGTTCAGTTTGTAAGAACACTCCCACATAGGTTGGCTCGGCCTCAGTAGTAATAACTTGACCGCCCTCAGTCGTGATATAACGTTGAGGCATTGACTTCCAATACGGATCCATCCCCTGCTCCATGATAAAGCTAAGAGAATTGGCAATAAATTGACTGGAATCCGCTTGCTCAGCCGTGTTGCATATGCGAATACACGGAATCATCTTCGCCTGTGACATCGGAATAGCCCCAGGTGGAGTATAATCATATTGTGTAAGCAATATATCAAACTCATATATATTGCCATCATTTAGGGAAACAAAATAATAAACATTATTGTAAAAAGCCACAGAATGAATAATGGAATAATTCATATTTTCATCGGTGACATAAAAGAAATCTTTTGTGTTGAAATCATATAACAGTGAAAAGTTATCACGTGGGTCAAAGAATGTGATTTGATAAAAAACATGTCCACCCAATTTATAAAAGAATGCTGTAGACGATTGCGGTGCGACAACTTCAGCTAGTTTGAAGTCAATACCATCGTTTGATATACGTTCAAAGGGGCCACCAGCACTCACCAAAATGGCTGGGCCTGCTTTTTCATTCACGCCAAGGAAAGCCACGTACTCATCCATTGTGGCGATAGTATTTGAACTGATGCAGCCATAATCGATGGAAACAGAACTTTGTCTCTGGTAAGGAAACAATTGCGCGCCAATATCGTTAAACAGTTCGGTTACGTTTTGACCGAAAACATAAATTAATGAGCCTTTACCTGGCGCACGAAGGACAGCCTCGGCAAAGTCAGGCTTTGTCTGAATGGCTCCATTCACTGATGTTGAGCCGGCACCCCAATCCCAGACCAATCCATCATTAGGCTTTGAAATAAACCATTGGTTAGTTGAGGTGTCTGGCACAATAAAGTAGCCATCATGGTATGTGACGTAACCAGGAATAATGTCTTGGCCCGTTATTTCGCTGTCGGGGAGTGTTGCCTTGCCATGAACCCCTGTTTTCCAGTTATAAATCCACAAATCAAGGCCATCACAAATGGCTATCTGATAATTTGAGTTTTCTTCAATGGTGACATCACCAAAATATGTTCCCAGCTCAAACAAGGTTGTTTCTTCGAGCGCACCCTCAGGCCCCTGGACACGTGAGACAACATTGTCTATCACGGTCACCATGAAGCCACCACGAGATGAGGCAAATATACCCCGACCTTTACCACCAATTTTGGGGGTAATGACTACACGATAACCAGGCGTTTGAATGAGTGTGTCATCTGAGACGAACATGTTATAAGTACGTTCAGAAGAGATTTTATGGTTACGTCCAAAAGTACATCCTCCCACAATTTTCAAAGGGACTTCAGATTTTGGGGGTGATGGTGCGGGGCGCATAGTCATTCTGTGTTGTGTTTCCTAAGATAAATTATGCCTTCCATCAATATATTTTCATCCTCATTGCAGAATCCAATGAACTGATTGCATTTGTGACATAAAAAAGCTCTAACTTTACCCGTTTTATGGCAGTGATCTACAGCAAGCCTAGATATTTCTCCAGGAGTTCTGCTCTTTCGAGTTTCATATTCTTTGCATATTGCGCATCTATGACCCTGAGTCTCAAGCATGTCATCATATTGCTTTTCTGTGAAATTGTACTTTTTTAAGATGTCTAACTTTCTTGAGCGCTCTAAATTCTTTTGTCTCTTTTTATTTTCTTGATTACGATATTTTTCTGGATCAATCAGTCTATCTGCTCTCACCTTTGCATTAATCTCATCTCTGACCCCTTTCTTTTCTTCGTCAGTCGCAGTTTCAATAAAAATTGTCTTTCTTTTTTCATATGCTCTAGCAGCAATGGCACTTTTGCACTGCAAACATCTAATTTCGCCCTTTCCATTAGGTCTATCTTTCCGTGGGTTAACTGAGACCTGGTCAATAGTTAATGGGCCATGGACTTTGCAAGTTTTGATAATTTCAGACATAGAAAATACTCCTAAGTTTTGATAACCAGGATTATAATTTAGTCCTCCATTTATATCAACATAAACTTGCAATTACTTTTAGACCTCCTATTTCATCCCTTTCAAATAAAGGATATAATAATATAATGGTGGCTTTAACTGGGCTTGCGCCACCCTTTGCCGTATGTTATATCGCCCCAATTCAATCCTCCCCCAGTTGCAAAATACTCCAACTTCCTAAGAGTAAAATCAAAAGGGCTCAATGTACTCAAAGATTGTTCCATTTGCTCAAATGTCTTAACAACACTCAATGGAGGAGTAACAGAACGCCATTCGCATAGCCATATTGCCAAGCCATATTTAAGATAGGTCAAATACCATCCATCAAATAATTGACTTAAATCTTGATTCAAGCCCGTATTTAGCAGCGCAAACTTACCCGTAATTTGAAATAAGTAAGGCTGCACAGGAAGGAAGTAAACATAAATGTTACACCCACCAAGACATCGTTCCATATGCCAGGTATATGGAAGTGACTTCACTCCCTCTGCCCTGGGATAGGCAAAATATTCCTCTCGACTTAAGTTCTCCATTTGAAAACGTACTGTTGTGGTAGACGTTTGATATGGATTAGTTAAAAAGAAAGTGAAAGTATCTATTTCAACTAGGTTTGGGATGAAATAGACTTCTTGTCCAATGACAAAATTGTCTTCAAACTTGGTGTAATATTGAATAAACTTTGTTTCTGCGCCTTTGATTTGCAAAAAATCATTAAGACGGTCTAACCCGTCGTTGATTTCATCACCGGTGGTGAACTCATAATTGCGTCCTACAATACCGCTCAGATAATATGAGTCAATAATTAACTGACGAGTAGTGTAAGCAACAGCCATGAATTCCCTCCGTTAAACCCAGAGTGCACCAGCCCAATTGCCGGTGCACTTCTCGCGCCCTGGTTTACATACCAATGCCGTTGTTTTGGGTCAATGGGAAGAACATTGCCATGGAGTTTTGTGGAACCATGTCTTTACCCCAAATCACGTCCCTTGTCCAACCGTAAACGTTTTGGAATGGGATAACACCATAGTACAAACGCACAGACACAGTGGTATCTTCATCGGTAGCCGTAGAGGATGGGAAAGGATAAGTACTTGGCAGCTTAGGCATAGCCACATACAAAGCATTATCAGACACAGCACAACCCACTTTAGCTGAAGGCACAAACTGTGCAGTCATGCCCGCAACGATGTTGATTGGGATGTTCTGATTCATATTGCCAGCAGTAGCACAAAGGGCAGGATAGATACTGGTTGTCACATGACCTGAACCATCTGAAGCCGCATCAGCAGTGATTTGTAACTGTACAGGCAAACTGGTTTGGTTGTGGCCAGTCCAGGTTAGCCAGTAAGGAACAGTTGCCCCACCATAGTTAACGAATTGGCAGTGATCGTAAGCCTTAATAGCGTTCACATCACTAGTGCCCGCACCAGACCAAGTGATTTGGGTAATATTGTTACCAGTAGGGTCATTGGTACTAAGAACAGTCAATACGCTTGAAGGATAAGTTGCATTACCAACAGTACCTGAGAAGTGAATTGGCAGCAAGTTGGAGCTATAAAACTCGACCCCAGCCCAGTTACCCACCATCCAGCTCATGGCGTTTTCATTGTTTCGCTCAAGAGTGAATTGGTTTTGCATGGTAGAAACAATCGCAGGAATGGATTGAAGGTCAAGATAGACTTTCAATATGCCTGGGGCACTTGAGTATGAACGGAAATTAGCAATCATCTGAGCCAATTGTTGGGCAGAGTTGATTGGGTTAGTACCGTTACCGAAGAAACGATAAGGAATGGTTTCAAAGAGGGTTGTAACGTCTGATTCGACTTTAGAAGCCAGCTCTGCCATTGCGGCGTCGCCAAGACGTGTGGTGTATTCTTCAAGATTGTTGAATACGATTTGTTCAGCAGTACCAGCATATGACACGTTTTCTTGTTTGTTAACGGTCAATGTACGTGAGTTCTGTTGGATTTCTTGGAAGTTAACAACCAAGGAATCTTGAGACACAAAACGAGGCTGGGTTTCGTAGCTGACACTGGAGCCTAAATTGCCCGGGAAGTTTTCTGGGTCACGAAAACGAGTATTGGCCGTAGAAACTACGCAACAGTTGTTTTGGAAGATTTCCAAGTCGGCCATGTTCCAGGTCACAACTTGTTGTAAAATATTTGCAGGTACCATGTAAAAGTCTCCATCAACGATCAAACTTCGTTGCCGGTCTCTTACTGTCGGTTACCCTGTCTCAATATTTACGAAGCGCCCTAATAGCATCTTTCATTGATTTTTGAGTCATCGGAACAGTCGAACTACCGTCAACGGACGCGGTAGAGGATTTCAACTGACTCAATGGCTTTGGCTCTTTCGTTGCTTGTGCAGTCTGTGCCTTTTCCTTATTCTTCAGTATCGAATCACTTAACTTTTTCATGGCTCGCTCAGCAGCGACACGATGACCATTCCTTAGCAAGTTTTCAATATCACTGAATTTCTCAGGATGTTGACCCATCTCATACATGCAATGCTCAGTTCCAGGTACGCTGTTAACCAGGGCCACCATTTGGGGGCTGTTCTGGATATTAAACGCGCCTACAACTTCATCAAAATCGTCATATTCCTTGCGTCCTTCTGCCATCTTCGCTGCATACTCAGACACAATTTGTCTGGCTACGTTAGCGTTAGATTGCTCTTGAGCAAGGGCCTGAACCTTGGCAGTCACTTTTTCATCGCTTCGCTTATCGATTAAATCGATAATCTGAGCCTCAGTCAGTGTTGCCATGTTCACCGGTGCGTGGGAAGCAGATTGCTGACTCGCCAAGGCTTCATTGCGTCCGCGCTCATAAGCAGACTCCTTAGCCTTAGTAATCAAGTAATTCGCTTTATCCTGTGTCATGTACTCTTGCGAAGTACCGACGTTAGAAAGCCCAGCATCAGTACTAGCCTGATTCTGATTAACCAAAACTTCATTCGTCATTAAAAACCTCTTTCGACATTTGAACCCTGTGTCACAGGTAGACCCGGAGATTTGTGCCCGTCACAACTGTAGAACCCTTCAGCCAGGTTGTCCCGAGATTACGCTCTCGTTAGCGGCACTAATAATATAGCGTTAAATATTATGGAAATCAACCGTATTGGTATGATTTGTGCAAATAGCTATTAATTGATCAGTAAATAACCATGAAAAATTCAACTCTTCGATTTAATCGAATAGTTCACCCTGTGATAGAATTTGATTTTTAACCAGGAATTATTCATGTCAAATCGCAAGCAAGTTATCGATAAAGCTATATTTCATTTGTTTGACGCTCTCAGCTCAGCAAATGAAAAGTTTTTTAGGCCACTGACCGAAGAAGCAATCACTCCCCAAGAATATGGTGAAATCCAAGTAACAGCAGCAGCTAACTATCTTCGTTATTGCATTTTCTCTAACATTGCAGAGGCAGACAGAGAAAAAGCAATTGATTTGATTTGCGAGGGAATGAAAGTCAAGCCTACCAATATGGATGACCAAGAGCCAAAACTGTTTTCAGACCAACAAAAAGTTGATTTTACCAATATCATTGGCGGAGCGATTGGAGGTGCAGTTGCAGCAACTGCATTAACTTCAGTTGTTGAAGAATTTAGCGATTACATGGCAAATCACGAAGAAGAATGAAGTTTTTAGACACTCTTAAGTCAGCCATTGGCCCAGTAAAGCCTACCAAAGAACGCCCAGACAACTTCTGGGCTGAGATTGGACATCTATGCATGAAAACAAAGCCCCAGGCTTTCATTGGTCGCCGGATATCTGTTGATTTGGGCGATGGATGGAACGACAAAGCAAGTTTTGATTTCAACCAAACTTTATTAAAGAACGAATCAACCAAACAACAGCCCACCCCACTAGAACAGGCAGTAAAATTGCTCCCAAAATCATAAGAAGCTCACAAAATGTCATGGATAGCCCTTAGCTTTCCTTCCAATGCCTTGGCATACTCACATAGCTTTTCATGTTCTCTTGCCGCGCGCCACAGCTCACTGTTTCGATTGGTTTCATACTGAATTAAATAGAACGGTCTAGCGCTTGTTTCTGAATAAAGCCTAAACCATTCGTTTCTTTCGTCAACCAAACTCATTTTTCACCTTTCACTATTTTCTCCATAGCCCTGTCTGCCTCTGATTCTGCGCGTTCGTGCTCTCTATCAGCAGCCAAAGCAGCTAAGGCCCTGTCAGCCTGTTTACCAGCCAAGCCATGCTTATGTTCACTCTCTTTGATTGCAGCGTCTATAACCTTATTGATGCGCTCATCATCGGCTTTCTGCTGCTCAATGCCCACTTTTGTTTCCGCAATAGACAATTCTGCCAAAATCTTAGCAATTTCGACTTGTAGCTTCTTGTTATCCATCTCAAGTTCAGCCATCTTAGCCGCTGATTTCATCTCTTCCGAGCGCGCAGCTTGCTGAACCTTGGCCATTCCGACTTGATTTTCTGACTGGACTTGCTGAGCAGCGATTTGAACCATTTGTTGGTCTATCTTAGGCTGTTGTGATTGCATTTCCATCGCTTTTTGCTTCATTTCAGCTTGTTGCTGGCTATATTCTTCCCAGCGTACTTTCATAGTTTCAGCATTGCGCATTTCTACATTGTCGAGAACCAAGTCACCACATGCATCATTGATAAATTGACCAAGGCTAGGTATGGCATTACTGAGTGCAATAACTTGCTGAAGTGCGCGAGACTGTTGTAGACCAAAGCTGACACCAGCAGATATTTTGATTTTAAAGGCACCAGGCTCAAAATCTATCATCACCCCGCCAGGTTGGTTAATCATCTCATATGAGCGTTTACCTTCTGGCGATATCACAGGTATAGAACGCGGAGTCTTGTAGTACATTGGCATCATGTCTATAACCATCTGCGCGCATGATTCTAAACCCAAAAGATAGTTATTCATATAGGGCATTGCTGATGCGTTACTCAGCGTTGTGATTTCCTGCACAGCCTTACCTGACATTTCGGCTGATGTGAGTTGAGTCATGCTGGTGTCAAAGTTACCCAAAGCGTTTTGGATGACCGTATCAGCAGCCATAAAAGCTTCCATCACGTCTTGTGGCAAACCTTGCCTAGGCGCAATTATGGGAGGCTGCAAGGGCACATTAGGGTTGCCATTGTGGAAAGCATTATAAATAAGGGTTGTTGTGTTTTGTGGCTTACGATACAAATCTAAATATTGAGGCGGGATACTTTCCAAGGAGGCAATGATTTGCGCGGGGCGCATGTTTTCAATCTCATTGACCAATACTTGACCCGCAAAGTTCTTCATCCGCTGAGCACCTTCAGCATTATAAAAGATAGGCTTGGTCATTTGATAGCTTGAGCCTGTTGTATCGTCTTTGGATACTACTGAGTTACCATCAAAGAACTTGATGGGCAAACATGGATAATCTGTGTCTTCTTCGTTCAAAATGTCATTGCGCACCATTTGGAAGCGTTTAATCGTGGTGATTTCAGTTTCACGGGTATCAACTATCATTGGCACTTGAGCCAATATTCCGGCTTCTTCCCATGCTTTGACAAAATTCTTATATTCTTTGTCGGTCATGTTTTCATCGTTCGATAGTCGATGTAATTTGACCTTCTTCTTAACCTTCTCATAGTAATCAGCCACCATGATGATATGGTCTTGGCCTACTTTGAATGACCAGTTAAACGGGCCAAAAGAACCCATACCGGAACTGGAAGTGATGAATTTATCCTGAAACTTATACTTAGAGATATCGACCTCGGGGAACTCACGCTCAAAGTCTTCTTTGCGCATGGGGACAATCTCAAAACAATAGTCACCATCTGATTTGTCCGGGGCAGCGGCCAAGGAATCAAAGCCAACCAGCGTTTGATCATATGTGCGCTGCATCTTGATATGCTGTAAGAATGACTTGGAATCCACATAATCAGTAAAGATTTTAACCGAGCTATAACCACCTGATAGACTGTCTCGATAGACTTCCTTCTCCATTCCGCGCTTGTTAGACTCTTGCAGGGTATAGCGCATGAAGCCCTCAAGCACACGTATTTGCTCAGCTTGCAGTTTCTTTTGCTGCATATCCCCCGGCATATAGTCATCAGATGTGTGGATTTCGATAGACGGCTCGTGCTTAGCAAACTCGCCGATGAGCCTAGATAAGTAAGCTTCAAGAATATTGAACTCTAAACTGTTTCTTAACAGTTCATTGTTGACGTTCTTGCCTGAGTCGCCCATGGTTGTGACAAAGATGAAATTACGGAAGCGAGTGTATCGCTCATAGTTACCTTTGAAGCCCTGGTAACTATTCTCAATATTCTTTTTGATTCTTTTGAGCTGTATACCTTTTTGTATATCGTCCATGGGTTACCTGCTTATAAGTGCATCGAATTAAGGTTTTGTTGTCTAAGTGCGTCTAGTCTGTTTGCTGAGCCTACAAAGGCTTTTAAGACTTCAGACTGTTTGTCTTCATGAGGTAAGATAGTTCCATCAATGAGGGTGGCTCGGCAGGCCATTTCAAGTGAGTCAGCTATATCATCATGGGCGTGTGATTGGTTGCCTGTGATTTTGCGCATATGCTCCAAACATCGCTCAGTATGTTTGCCAGTACGTGGTATTGATATCTGCTTGGATGCCACAAACTTCTGGCATTCAAAGAAACGCGCAGTTTTATTACCGCCCCCTGCATTGCGCTCAACGTCCATAATGCGCAGACCTGGCACTGTCTTAAGTATCGAGGTCAACGTGACGCCTGTTGATTTCTTTTCAATCAAGACCCAATCAGGTCTAATGGGATAGCGCATACATTCTTGGTAGAAGTCATAGAACTCAGCCTCTAGGTCTTTAGGCTCGATGCGAACTTCTCGACAACCCAGCCAATGCAGGCCATAGACACCAAAGTCAATGCCTCGATGCTCTATCTTATATATGCCCCAGAATGACATGGCGGTCGCGTCGTTCCAGGTCTTATCAGTTTCCGCGCTGTCAATTGTCAAGAATGTAGACAGAATAGGAGGGTCAATGTCCGTCAAATGGAACCAATCGCGCTGAAATATGCCGCCCCCAGGTGGTTGGGGTTGCTGCATCTGTTGTGCCCAAAAGTTGTATGGGTCTTTGTCGCGCATTATCAGAAGTTCGGACTTGGGGTGCTCCTCGGGGTACAGTGCGTTATCGTGCTCATCCAGTGCTGTTAAGATGACTTTTTTCCACTCGTAGCCCTCTTTGCCATCAAGAAAGAAAGCCGGTAAGTCATCCTCATGGAGACGCTGACCGATGAATATACGCGCCACATTGTGCGAGCGAGGGCGCATTGTGATCGTGCCCTTGTAGTTATCAATCACCTTGTTACGCAATAGCTCTGAGAATGTATCAGTGTACTTGTGCATGTCATCCATCAGAACGCAACCGGAAAAGCGGTCGCAATTGGGCAATCCAGCATCAGCCCCAACGATAGTCATTTCAGCACCGAAGGCCGTACAAATGCCGCCAGCCTCCGTTTTGAAATTGCCCTTGCTCTTTGAGTCTTGCCTCAGATGCACACCAAAAAGCCGTTTATACTCGCTCATTTCCATGATTTCTTTAATGGTTGATGTATGCTTTACTGCGAGGTCGTACCCCACAGATATATATAAAAAATTGCAATCAGGATAATTAGCATAACACCACGCTACCCAGTAAACTAACAATGTTGACTTACCGTAACCAGGCGGAACATTGATTACCAATCGCGTTGTCTCCATATTGAAGACAGCCTTTAGTTCACGCGCCATTGTAATAACGTGCGGCTCCTTGCCGGGTGGGCAAGAAATACTGAAGGGTCGCCCGTTCTTGAGTTCATAGAAAACACGAACGAAAAGCAAGAAGGAACCCTTCAGGTCTGCGCTCGTGTAGTCATATTCTGCAAGAGTCGGGACGGTTAAGTGTCCGTGGTCTTGTATTGTCATCAGTAAGGCTTGTTATTCATCTTCTTAAGCTTGGGGTAGCAAGCACGGCCTGAGCCTTCAAGAGTGACTGCTTTGAGTCCGCCGTCTTTTTTCATGCTAGACTTTGCTGGCATCTTTTCATCACGCTTCTTTGATTTACGTTCTTCAGACTCGTATTTCATTTCATGCTCTTTCATTTCGCGCATTTCGTTCATCATTTCGATTTTCCTTTCGGTTTAGATTTGGTTTTAGATTTAGCCCTATCTTGTATAGAGTAGCCAATCGCTACAGCTTGAGAGGGCTTTTTTCCGGCTTTAATTTCCGTCTCGATGTTCTTTTCTCGTGCTTTCTTGCTTGATGATTTAACCAGCGGCATTTTCTTTCACCTCTTCAGATTCAGCAATAGCCACGCCCGCAGTTGCAGCAGCCATAGCAAGCGCCAGGATAATTGCTTGTGTTTCTTTCTCATGTTTCTTCATCAGATTCATTGCATCTTTAAGCACTTTATCGAATATGCTCATGATGTCACCTCGGGTGATGCCACCACAGTTGCAGACACATTAGATGAGCCCACAAGGCCCTCATGCTCAGAAATATCGTTTACTGCCATGGTTGCAATCTCTTTGATTAGCTCGCCTTTGATTGAGTCTGGCAGGCTGTTAATGTGCGCGATGATTGCATCATGATGCGCAGCGATTGCCTTGAGCATGTCATTAAGCGCAGCATCAATGCCTGAGGGTTTGATTGTGCTAAAAAGTTTTTCAATAATGTTCATAAGTGCTCTCGATGTTAATTAGATTAAGTGCTCGCATATCATGGAGTGTAAGTATTCCAGACTTTGAATAGGCGTCGATATATTCACTATGCAGCTGCTTGGCTTTTGAAATGGTGATTTCAAGCTCGCGTAGCATGATGGCTGTGTCTAGCAGCAAAGATGTGTGATCTAAATAATCGTGTGCATCACTCATATAGTCTCTTTGTGCTTCGTGTCGATATACTTGGTCACCAGTTCTTTGACTTCTTTCTCACCTTCTGGCTGCTGATTAACGTTAAAGTTGATGTTGGCTTGCTGAGTGTCGTAACGCTGAAAGTCTGCCCTTTTAATATACATATATAAGCGTGTATCAAACTTAGGGCCTTCTTTGTCCGTGACCAGATGCTCAAGTGCAAGCTTATCAAAGTACGCCTCTCTTGCAGCTGCACCGCGTCTGTATGCTTCCTCAAACTCTGGAAAGTTATCACACCAATAATGCATTGTTCTTGGATGGGTCTCAAATTCTTTTGCTACTTGTGCATAGGAGCACCCCGCCGTCATCATCTCAATTAGTCGGTCGGGAAAATGAGGCTTGTATTTAGAGTCGGCGTGGCGAACATTTCCGCTTGCTGTCAAAGGCAAATCAGAACGCCCAGGCATAGCGCCTTGAGGTCTTGCATCTACTATAGTGTGATCTCTTTCGAGCATGTACTAATAATCCCATTGTGGTATGAGTTGATTCTAGCACATTAGCAAAGGATTAAAAGAGGTAGGGGAATAAGTAAAAAGGGGCGCTGGATTGTATAACGCCCCCAGTTGTCTTCGTTTTGTGACTAGACTCGCGCAGTATATCAAAGCTTAAGAATGTCGCCAATCGCGCCGAGAATAATAATTCACGATCATCTCATTACAATTTTTGATTATGCAGTCTGCATACTCACTTGTGCCGTCCCTGTTCTTGCATGACTCTACTTTTGATTTGCAAGTTGTGCAGTAATCCGTAGTTAGTTCGTCACATAATTGCTTGAATGTTTTCATAGCGAGAGAGTATCCAATAATCTTCAGGTAAGCAACTCGGTGCGCATAATAAATATTATGTTAAATGGGAGAAATCCAGTGTTATCACTCTAGCACACCACCTAACTCATTATGCTGTACCATTACACCATTACAACAGTACAAATCCACTCCGAATAAAATTAAAATAATTCACATTTACTATTGTTTTTTACTTTTCGTCATGTATAATGGCTGCATCAACGCAACAACGGGGAATTTAAAATGAAAAGCTTTAGAAATGGGAATCAATGAAATTGTGCTAACAAATTGGGGAAATCATTATTTGGTTAATATCACATATTACCCCTCTGATCATCGGAGTGGATTAGCAGAAAAATGCGCCACAAAAGTTATGGAGTTCTTTAAATGACCGAACTGGAATCTTTAAAATCAGAGTTAAAAGAGGCAAAAAGAACTATTAAATTTCAAAAGGGCAGCATAGGCCAGTTAATGGAATGGATAGAACAACAGAATGCAAAAATCACGTCTGCAAACATGCACAATTTGATGGATGAGAAAACGGCGACTGATTTTTTTGAGAAGCTTAAGAGGGAGTATAGGAGCTACATAGACTTACAAGAGAAAAGATTGGCTGGCATGTCAAAAGTCAGAACAGCGCCATCACCGGCGACGATATCAGATGTATATGATGAGGACTAAATAATTGATGTATGAAAAATGTTTGCTTTGCGGGATTAGCACTGGTACTTTTGACGCACTATGTATTTCATGTCGCGAAAAAGAGTTGATCAGAATGAATGAATCCAAAGAATGCAAAAATAGATGCTCATTACCAGAGAGCGTAAGGTCTCAATTAGAAATTACCGTATATCAAAAAATGTCTAATCTCATCGAGTATCAAGACAACCTAATCATATCATTGGAAAATGAACTGAAAGCATTAAGGGTTATTACTGACGCAATTATGGACGCAAAAGGATTTATAAAATGAAAGACATCGACGACGCGCGCAACCATGACGACAACATCCGCTGGGATTCTTTCCATGATTACCACGCACTTGAGCAAGACGAGGGCGACAGACAGGATGCGGAATATGAGCAATATATAATCGAAGAGGAGCTGAAACAATGAAAGATTACGAATTAAACACTGATGAAATAGAGAAGAATATAATCAAAATGTTTCAAAACGAACGCATTGATAGAATTGAAAAGCAAATATTCAGAATCAACATTCTAGGAGCTATTCTAGCTTTATCAATGTTGTTACACACAGCAAAGGAGTTTTTACAATGAGCAACAAAAACATCTTAATGACAGACGCTGGAAACGTCTACAAGAAACGCCTTGAAGTTCTTGAAAATAGAATCAATGGCTTTGACTTAGTTACTATTCAAATCGATACAGAATCAACTGTTAGATATAAAGAACTAAACAATGAGATTCTCAAGCTAAACCGTGAGATTCGAGTGATGTACAACTACATAATCATCACTGCTGGATTAAGTGCGATGATGTTTATGTCTTGTTTGTGGATGTTTGGCTAATAATTTATTTAAATAGGATTGTAAAATGTTTAAAATCACGATGAAAATCGAATGTGATAATGGCGAATCAGTGGAAATGGTAAGAATATTTGACAAAGGTCAAGGCTATGATGAGGACAATGCTGCTTGCATGTTCAATGACTTTATAGAGGCAAGCCCCAGATTAATCAAACAGGGGGTTGAGCTATCTCTACCTATTTATTTTGACGTGGTGAAGATATGAATAAATATATATTTTGTGACTCTAACAACGGTCATTGTTATGGTTACACATTGTTTGAATCTGGTTCAGATATATCCAATGAATGGCATTTAAGCAATATAATTAAAGTTTATGATTTAAAGGGGGCTATAAGTCACAGCAACAGGATCCCTTATGGATCTCATTACTTAAGAGTTGGTGAATCTTTTAATTGTTTTAAAAGTGATTGCGAAAAATCTGATGTAGACATCAAATTCCTGGAAGAATTCGACAAAATCCCAGAAGAATATTTAGGTTTGGATGTTATATATGGAATTTCTGGAAATTATTGATGATGTGGATTTTTTTCCTCCCCATCTGGTACGGTTGCTCAGTCTTTTTAGAAAGTCTGGGCATTGACAGGAATATATTGGGCGGATTATTGGCAACAATATTAATTTGCAAATAAAGATAATTTATCTTTTCTTTATTAACGCGATTTTTTAATAAAATATCTTAACCAAGGAGGTAAAATGAAAAAGCACATAATCGTTATGTCGCTACTACTAGCCGCTAATCTATCCCACGCAGCAGTAAATGGTCTTAGCATTCATAGTCGAGCAAACTGTGTTAATAACGAATCAATATCATGGGATTGGACAAAGCCCCGGCTTTTTCAAACTAAAAGTACGCATTGGACGAGAGATGGTAAAAAGTCACATGAAATACTCACAAAATCGGAAGTCGGGAGACGTTCAGCCGCCGTACACTATGGCGAGAGCGTTTCTGGATGGGTTGTGGATGGTGTTCATGATATAACAGATCAGGATACAAAAAAAATCAAAACGTACATTACACGCGCGGAAGGCTGCAACATATATGATGGCTGGTGGAATTGGTAAGTTTATACAAAAGGATATTTAAATGAAAAAAGCTATTATAATTTCTACGATGTTATTTGCAACAAATTTATTTGCTAGCGATCTAATAAATACTGAAGAATCAGCAACCCCTCCTAGTTACGTAATAATGTCAGAAAAGGAGGCAGAAGAAAAAAGATTTCAAGGTTATAATGATGAGCAGAAAGAAAATTTTAAAGAAAGACGCCGTCAAATTGACGCTTATGGATATTATAAGGAATACTCGGAAGCTGCCGTCGGTTTGAAAGAAGTTGAACAAAGAAGATATAAGGGACTAATTGAGACCGCTGACGACCCATACTACGAAATGTTGCGGGCCAGTACCAAAGGATTTCCTTTAAATTTTACCTATGCTGGGCTTTCATCGGTTCCTCAAGACCACATATTAGGATATGTTCCATCAGGAACAGAAACACCGGACAAGTATCAGAGTAAGAATCATCTATGGACTGGCGTAACTGGGTATTTTTTGCATGATACTTTTGGAACATGCAGGCATTCAGTTGAGAAAATCGGGTCTAATCCGACAACGGCGCGAATGTATTTAATAATCAAATATGATCCAAACTTTACAACTTATGAAATAAATAATAAGCCCACCACAAAAAGCGGGCAGGGAGATGAGCAATCCGGTTATATTTATGAAATCACGTGGACGGGAAAAACTTATGATAAAGGGCTGGAATGCACCCGTAAAACCCCCTTTGACCAGCAAGCAATCAAGGATTTAATCGACTACGCTAAGAAAATCGATGCGGATTTGCCCGACCCGGTGAAATAGCCACAATATCTCTAACACGGCCAGCTCCTCTGCTTCGAATACTCAGCAAGCATGGGCTGGTTTTCTAACGATCTTTCATCAGCTCCCCAATTGACCCATGCATCTTAACCTTTCTTTTCTTTGC